ACACTCTCTTGTATCAGTGCCATCTTTTAACCGAATAGAAGGATTACTATCTCCATTTGAATCACCTTTTATCGATAACAAAGCATCTGGAGCCGTATCACCTATACCTACTTTTCCCAAACTATCAATCCGCATCCGTTCGGCTGGTGTTGCTGCTCCATCTGCTGTTGTTAAGAACTCTAAACGTCCTGGCATGTCAGTTGCACCAGGTGTTCCGTCTACATGAGCTTCAATATAAGCAGCAGGTTGAGGGGCATTACCATCATTACCTTCAAAATATATTCTTCCTAAAAGGTCGTCATCTTGAACAATAGTATTTCCACCGATAGTCCCACTTCTTGATTTGTTAAAATGAAGATAAGCAGCATTAGCATTATCGGCATATCTATTTAAATAAATTGAAGCGTATGCATCTGTACTTGAAATTTGAACTTTATCATTGAGACTATGTACATTTGCCGTATGCCCCACCAACAAACGACCACTTGAGTCGATCCGCATCCTCTCGGTGTTGTTAGTGCCGAAAGTCAATGCAGCATTACTAGGATTTTTTAAAGCTACAATACCGCCACCTGTATGAGCAAGATTAAATCTCTCTGATCCACCAGCAAAGTATGCGAGAGCACTTCCATCAAAAGTAAGATTAGCTTCACCTTGAAGAGCATTAGCTCCTGTAACTGTTGCAATCGTATTATTTGTACTACCACTTAAAGAAACACCTGAATTATCAGCCGTCCAACTAAGGTTCCCAGAACCATCAGTTTTGAGGAGATAATTTGCAGTCCCGTCAGCAG